CCAATCAGGTATCTCTTCTTGTAAGACTTTGACGCATTCCTTGGCTTGTTCCTGCATCTGAGATTGATGCTGTTGCTGGAGTTCACCGTAGTATTGGTCAGCTTCTTCTCGAAGAAATCTAAGGTTGTTTTCCGCTTCTTGCGCTTCTTTGCGTAGGAGGGCAAAGTCTTCGTTAGACATAGTCTTGCTCGCAACGAGCATATCCACGTCTTGGTAAGGCTTGTACCGTTCTTCCGCCTTCTGCAACATATTCTGGAGAATGACATTGGACTTGCCAATGGCTTCCTCAGCTTGTTTGCGTTGGGTAGCGAGTTCCTGAGACTTGCGAGTTAGTGATGCTTCCTGTCCGTATAACCGCTTCAGATTCTTGATAGATGCTTGCTTGGTCTCTCCGTCAACAACGATTTCAACTTCAGTGTCATCGGTAAGCTCTAATACTTCTTGCTCACTTTCGACTTCTTCTTCAGTCTCTTCACCTTCGTCTTCGTCTGAGTCCTCTTCTTCAAGGTCTTCATCATCTTCATCGGTTGATACCTCAGTATCGTCTTCACTATTTTCCAGTTGATCGTCAGATGTCTCAGTTTCTTCTAAATCTTCAACTGTCGCCTCGTCAGTAACGTCTGATAGATTTTCATCGTCAGACCATCTACTAAGTAGGGCATCAGCCGCATCGTCTAAGTCGAGTGCGGTTCTTTCTTGAGTAGGCACGTTTGACATGGTGCTTTAATCCTCTTGGTTGATATTACCAGTGTTTTGATCATCAAGCTTAGCGTTCACCTCATCACGCACTGCAACTTGGTGGCGCAGTGTATTCAAGATGTCTATTAATGCTCGATAGTGTGCGTAGCTTCTCTCACGGCCAGCAGTGTCTTCAGGACTTGAATTACAAAAGTTCTGGAACGCTGTGTCAGCTAGTGTGTTTACTACACGGTTTAGTGGCTCGCTTTTAAGTAGAGCCTCGGCGTCATCGCCTAAAGCAATAAGTTGCTCGTCTTGCATAATCTTACTCTCCGATTTTAATTACAGCAGAACAGGTGTTAAGTGTTCTACCTTGATAACCCAAGAGGCAGGAATAGCAGTGTGACCACCGCCTTCCTTTAATTCTTGGTCTTCTTCAACGATACGAGATCGCATAATAACAATCTTGTAGTCGTCTTTGTAAACCATCCAGCCTACATCTTGGCAGGTTGCTAATTCATGGCCTACAATGTCTTCTATTTCAGTCCAATTACCATCGCTGTCCATAGCATCACGCCATGTGACTCTTACCATAGGTATTTCAGAAATATTCATATGCTCTATCCTGTTGGTGATGCGATGCCTCTAACGTCCTGAGCAGTTCTAAGGATTTCAAGCTCAGCAATATCAATCGCTTCTTTATGAGCCTGTTGCTCTTCTTTAAGCTCCATTTGATCTGCTTTATGCGCTCCATCGTCTTGATGCTTGAGAGCCGCAAGTTGCATCTTAGCTTGCTCAATCTGAGCCTGTAATGCCGCCTTCTGCTCTGCAACCGCAGTCTGCCTCTCGCTAAGCTCAAGTTGTTTCTGAGCCATCTGCACCTGCATTTGCTCCATAGGATCAGGCTGTTGTGGAGGCATTTGATCTGGAGGCGTTAGATACTCTTCGACATTTAAGATGCCTTGGTGTTGCAGGGCGTCTTTCATAAGTGCGTAGGCATTCTGAGCCTGATACATCGGAGCAAGCTTCGGATCTTGAGAAAACATCTGATGCAGAGCCATAAACTTCTGGGCGTCTCGCTCTTGTTCTCCGTAGCCAAGCTTAAGCTCAACCATGATGTCACGCTTCTCCATGAAGCTGTTAGGATCAACTTCAACGTAGTTGCCTGCAACTTCTACTACCTTGTCGTAACTTTCGTTCTCAGCAACCAAGCAGTAAACCTCATTAAATAGCGGCTTCATGAATTGGTTTGCAAAGTGACGTGCGATAATCTTCTGACGCTGTTGTGACATAGTCGCCAGTTGCTCAATCATAGCCGCTGAGTTCTGTTTACTCACTGCATCTTTGTTTGTGCCTTGAGATAAACGGCTAACGCCTGTGTTGTCCTCTTTGTCTTCATCCAGCATCTTAATAGTCTGGAACACAAAGGGGTTTAGAGGAGCCTGTGGCATCGGCATAATTGCATCGGGTCGAGTAACATTCACAAGACCACCGACACGATTGTCGATTAACTCTTTAGGGTTAGTCAGGCCGCCTTTAGTCACCATGTAGCGAGGTGCGTTTGTAATTGCGGCATGGTCTAAGATGGAACGAGTCAATACGGTTCTAGCGTTCTGCGTTGCAATTACTTTCTCTGCAAAGTTACTACCATAAAATGCGTGTGCAATTGGTATAGGGGCAAAATGAACGAAGGGAAGTCTATTCACAGGATCGCACTCTAGCAGAGTATTACCAGCCTTAATTACACGGTATAGCTTGGCAATGCCATCGCCTTCCTTGTCTAGGTTGACGTATGCTTCGTAAACCATGACCTTGCGTACTTGATCTTGGTAGCCTTTAGAGTCAAAGCCACGAGAAGCGCCAGCACCTTCATGTCGTGCTAAGACTTCTGGACTACTGTCAAACTCTACATCTTCATGGTCGCCGATCTTATCGAGAACCTTGTCATCATAGCCCATCTCACGAAGTTCTGAGATAGTCTTAACAGTCCGATGAGCGCAGAAGTTAATAAAGTCGTGGTTTAATGATTTTGCTTGAGGCTCAATAAGAAACTCTTCTGGAGCAATAGAGTCAATAGCTACTTGGCTTCTGTCAGTGTAGACAGAGATAGTTCCTGAGTTAAACCCAAAGTCGTCTAGTGTGTTATCAACGAGGTCTACGTTGTCTTGAGCTAAAAGCATATCTAGCTCATCGGTAGTCAGGTCAGCGTACTCTTCCTGCGTATAGTCAACTCTCTCATCCCAGTATACTTTTGCTAAGCCAACACGGGCTGTCAATCCATCGTGAATAACAGAGTTCATGACCTCCATAAGATTATTCTGTCGAAAGCAGACGTAATCAGTGTATGAGGTGCATATCTCTGCCTTCTCTACGTCATCAGCATTCTGCGGAGCAAACTTTACGATCCGTGATCCTGCTGAGAAGGTCTCAAGCAGTGCCGCCTTCATAGACTCTACAGCATCGTAGACGTCCATAGAGACATACTTACTTTTGCCCTCTGGCGCTTTAGGTTTAGAGCCATTGTAATACTCTGTAACCTTCTGCCGCTCAGAGCTAATCTCTGAATCGTAGTAGCCAACCGAACGCTTAATATTATTGTCAATCATCACAACAATTTCAGTGTCCGACAGCTTCTTATAATCTTTCTTGGTTTTAGCCATTACACCATTTCCTGATAGTATTCATCGGTTGATACGATAGGCTCCCATACGCCCTCGTGGACGTGGTTTGCCAATGCTAAAGACATTACGCAGTCATCGTGACATCCATGCTCTGCTTCCATAGCGCCAGTATCGGTCACTATATAAGTTAGCATCTCTCGGATGGTCACTTTATCGTTAAGCTCAATCTCATCGTCTCGGACAGATGCCCGAAGCTGGTCGATGACAAGAGGCTTAGTTTTAGCGGTGGTAGTGAAGCCTAGTTTCACCGTCTCTTTGTCAGTAATCTTATCGATTACGACTTCTGTGTAGAAGTTAGGATAAGCGTAGTCCTTTCCTAGTCTAGTACAAGTTAAAATACCGTGACTATTGTTCTCTACAATGATTAATGCTTCGTTGTAGTACATTCCTAACGCATACAATATCTCAGCGAAGTAATCAGGGTGAACCCTGCCTCGCCATGTTGCTACTTGTCGTTTCTTACTGTCGAGAACCTGAGCGACACTGTAGTCACCTTGGTTAATACCCATAGCAACGTCAGCGCCTATTACATAATTCTCGCCGTTGTCATGCTTGAGATAAGTCGTAAGCTCACCTCGGTTGTGAATGACAAACTCTTCCTGTTCAAGAGCCATTCTCTCTTCGATGTCTCTTGTGTCTTTCAATGAGTTCGACAGCTTTTCTAAGTCAAACACAGGACGACCTGTTGTCAGGAATGCCTCTTCAGGTTCTGATGGATATTCCTGTTTAAATAAGTCTAATCCATTCTGAGCAACCTTCCTGCGGCGAAACATTAGCTGCTCATCGTCTAAGTCATAGAGTTCTGATAGCTCTTCTTCGTCAGGAGTTCGCTCGAAACCTTCTGTGACCTTTTCTCGATAAGTAGGGTCGGTGTACCAAGGGATGAAGACAG